ACAAGGTACAAATAACACGAACCTTGAGACTGGTATACCAAATGGCATAATTTCCCTTCATTTACAAACGAGATGATTTTACCTGTCGCACATATATCATCAAACTTTTGCTCTGTCGCTATTTCATCTTTTATTAAGTTTTCGTCTCCTAATGTGTTGACATTCAATTCATAAGCAGATAATTTGTAAGTTGGGTTTATGGCACCATCACTTTCAAAACCTATAATGATAGTCTTATCCTCCACTTTATGAACAAAAATCGGTTCAAACCATTCTTTCTCAAACTCAATCTCCTTCGGCACCCTCACGGCATGATACCCGCCATCTCTATACTCAGCATTCACTGCAAGCTTCATCTCGCCATCACCGCACGCATAGTCCGATGGTTGCGAAGTCATACCCTTATACTCTATTCTCTGTTCCATATCACACTACTCATCTTTTGACTCATACTCCATAGCCATCGCCGACAACTTCTCCGACAACGACTCCGACACCTCCGCCGACGCCTGCACATCAACCTTCTGGCTCTGCTGCTTCGGCACAACATACTGGGTAAGCTTCTCCATCACCAATATACGGTCCTTGGCGTCAAGAGCAAGCAAATCCTTGTCAAACAAACCACTCTCAAAGTAATCACCCACACCAGCCGAAATACAACCATATATCAACTGCTTGTAAGGCTTAGGCTTGTTCGGCGTACCCTTCACCCTGCCACCAGTCTTATAACCTCTCGCCATAACACCACACACAATTAAAACGGACGCAACGGACGCGTCAGCACGCCCATGCGCCAATGCAACTTACGTTTCACCTCATCAAGCGCACCCTGAGCCTTCACAGCCCACTTCTCAGCCGCAGCAGGATACGTTATCCCAAGCCAGTCTGCCAACACCATAGCCACCATATACTCATGTATCAACTGCTCAAGCAACCTCGCAGTAGTCCCCGAAAACCTCTCCGGAACCCTCAGCACTATAACATACGACGCACACTCACCAAACAAATCATCAAGCTCCGCACCATCATCACACTCCACCTTAGTAAACGGATAAAGAGCCTCAACACACTCCGAATGCGCAAGGTCAAGCACACGCGTCACCCTGTCCACATTACCCTGCTCAGCTATATCCATCACCTGGTGGCGGTCATGCGCATTATCAGTCTGCATCACATCACCCTCCACATACGCCACATTCGCAATGTCATACAACAACGCCTCACGGTCAAACAACAACGTCACACGTCTGCTCCCACCATCTCTCACCGAGCCACAACAACACTTGCCATACCCAGCCACCTTGTCTGCCGGACCTACCACCCAGCCATAAGGCCCATAAACCATCTTCACAGCATTCTCACTACTCATAACGCACATCATCTTTAGTCTTAGGTTCTGTTCGTGCCGGCTCATGCACACGAGTCGGACGTATACGCTTGTTCAACGCCGCACGCAGCATCAGCAAGTCAGCCTTCGCCCGCTCCAGCCACTGAGCAGCACCACCAGCCGCCGCACTCACCATCAGCCATTCAGCCATCGCACAATCCACCATATAAGCGTGCATCGCAGCAGCCACACCCTGGCGCACACCCAGGTTAAAGTTCATCGGCACACGCAGCAGCACCACAAGCGTATTATCCTCCGTCTCATCACTCACAGGCCTTGAAGGCGCACCACCATAACCTATCACAATGCCATTCACAATTCTCTTCCGCACCTCCGGCAGCAGCAAATTGTCAGCCATCGCACACCCCTCCACTATGTACTCACCAAGCTCCGTACGCAACACCCCATAAGCATTGCCAAAAGCACGCAACACCAAGTCCTTGCCAGCGTCCGACAACTCCTCCACCTTCGACGCCTGCTCCTCCGACGCAGCATCACCACCACGCATACTCTCACCCGTATGCCAAGCCTTCTGCTGCACATCATACATCAGCTCACTCAAATACAACCTAACCTCCAAAGTCTGTCTCCTCGGCATAATTCAAAACCTCCTATTCATTTTCAAGTTGATGAGTTGAAGAGTTGAAAAGTTAAGAAGTTACCTCTGCTTGTCCAACTCTCAAAAGCGACCGCTTAACTCCTAAACTTTTCAACTTATCAACTTATAAAACTATCTTCCCTCCTCACTCATAACTAACACCATCTCCCTCATCACTCACCGTCGGCACAACACGCACCGGAGCAACACGCTTCGACAGCATCTGACGCGCAGCAGCCAAACTACCCTGGGCCATCTGCACATACGCCCCAGCCTCCTGCTTGTTCGTCAGCATAAACCAATACCCCACAGCAGTATACAACATACAATTCGCCACCTCCTCACACACCGCATCATTAAGCCGCGTGTCATAGTTCGACGGCATGTCCAACGCCAGCACCATCACACCCGTGTCCTCATTCTCCAGCACACGCGCCCCATATCTGCCAAGCCCCATCACCACATCAGCCTTCGCCCTGTCAACAAACTCCGACAGCAAGCGCTCATCAGCCTCAGTAGTCGCCACACGCACATACGCATCATCACCCTGCACCATCTTGGCGCCAGTGTAACCCGCCATCTCATGCACCTTCCCAAGCACATCAGCACGCAATATGTTCAACCTTATATCCATAATCATTCAGCATGACGCATAAACCACGTCCAATGCAAAGTTAACCACCACACCCAAGCAGCACGCTTTATTCCCAACCGTACATCTACTTCTATCTACTAATAGAAGCCCCCTCCAACACCCAAAAATATGTTTTACAACATGTATTGCAAAAATAATCTTGGTTTTGCTTGCATTCTCAAAACAAATGCCGTATCTTTGCAACGTAAATAAGAAACAAAGTAACAAACAACTTAAACCAACAGTGTTATGATTACGACAGACTTAAAAGCGAAGGAAGAATTATACGAGGTCGTTGAACCTCGCTATTTTGAGAAATCAGAGGCTATCTCCGAACAAGATGACCAAGGAGCCATTTACGACTTTCTTGAAGGGCTTGGCTCAGAAGAATACGCAGAGTGGCTGAAAAGTCACGAGAACGACTACTATTTTGAAGTCGTTCGCGTAGGCAATGCTTACTACGCCATCGCTAACGAGTACTACACCACCCCAGCGTGGGCAGTAGAAATCGAACCCATTAACTAACACAACCACAGCCCTCGACATCACGGTTAAGTCATATTTATGAAAATAGCAGATATACAGAAAGTAGAGAAGAACGCAGGCATTGCATATCAAGATATTAACAACCTTATGAGTGACGAGATTGCGCTGTTAGATTTAGCTTACCCTCGCCACGATGGCGAGCAAGATGCCGATGCGGTTGGCGAAATGCTCTATCTGAGACAAAGCGTATCGGCCCTTAAAAAGGCTTGCGAAATTTTAGAAACTAAATTAACCAGAGTCGTAGGCGAGTAAAATGATAACAACCCCAGCCCTACGCTCAACACGGCAAGAGCAACAAAATGGATAAAGTATATATATTGACAAATGAAGATAACTTTATCGAAGGTGTCTACGCCACGAAAGAAGCAGCTTTCAACGCCATAGAGGCCGACAGCATAACGCAAGAACATGGCGAAGAAGAGTTTATCCCAACTGCCGAAACGGTTCTACTCGGGTACGACATCTACGCACATTACAAAGAGTATTACACAAAGCTCATCGGCCTCACCACCCAAGCCGAGGACCGCGTGTATCAGATTAACGTACACGAAGTAAGATATTAAAAAAGCCCCACCGTCACGGGGTGGGGCTTACCACGAGATTTAATTCTCGACTCTTTTATTATCTACTATGGCATATCTCAACTAAGATTGATGACATAAAGGCATGAATAAGACATGAATAATCTATGAATAAAAACAACTGGGGCGGCAAACGTCCCAATTCAGGGCGCAAAAAAGTAGGCGATGCAGTCCTATACTGCCGAATGCCGCAAAAGGCCGTGAACGAAATAAAGACCGCAGCCAAAGAACAAAACCTCGCTGTTGGCGATTACCTAATCAAACAACTCGGATTATGACAAAAAAAGCGTGACAGTGTATCTGCCACGCTTTTTTCTGTCTATCACTACCCATTAGAGGTATTAGTTGACAAGTTGATGATTTGAGGAGTTGGAGTTTCAAGTTGATAAGTTGAAAAGCTTATGAAGTTACCTCTGCGAGTCCAACCTCCAAAACATTCCTCTTAACTCCTCAACTTTTCAACTCTTCAACTTAAAACTCCCCCTCTCCTCACTCCATCTTCCTCACCTGCTTCAGCATCTTGTCACGAGCATCAAGCATCTTACCAAACAACGCCCTACGCTCTGCCGGGTCACTCGTCCGGAGCAACTTCTTCGTCAGCTTGTTAACCTCACTCTTGTACAGCCCGACACGCCTGTACCTCCTAAACTCACCCGAGCGCGCCAAGGCCGGCATCTGCTGCATGAAAGCCTTCGGGTCAGTATCAGCCAAAGCACGAGTCTCCGTCACCTTCTTCTTCGTCGCCTCATACTCATCAAGATACCTTTGAGCCTCCTCAGTCATCAATCGGCCGTCAATCTGCTCCTTCGCCTCCGTCATCACCCTCTCGCGAGGCTTCTTTTCAGCAGCCTTCAAGGCATCACTGCTCAACGCACGCAACGGGGCACTCCGCAAAGCCTTATACCTCGCATAGCGTTCAGCAATCTCCTCCACACTCATCGCCTTCGCCTCCTCGCCAGTAGCATCAATCTCATCAAAGTAGATATTATCCATCTGGCTCTGCGGGCAGTTCATCACACGCATCACAAGCAGCGCACACTCCTTCGTCGTCTCAACGTCAGAGCCACAATAGTCATATATCGCCACCGCCGCATCTGTCAGCGTCTGAGGGTTCACACCAAAACCAGCCTGCACAAGCAAGTTCAGCACATCATTCACCGCACCATAATTGTCACTGCCAACCTTCTTCACCACATTAAGCAAATCACTCGTCAATGGCATATCCTTATTCACGCTGTTAGCATTAAAGTCCTCACCATTCACATAATGGTTCCACAGCGACTGCAAGCCCGCGCTCCACACATCACCACCAGTCAAGCCCTCCACCGAGCCAAATGCAGTGTGCGTCCATATATCATGCCACATCTCCTTGCCCTTCTTCTCATCGTCGCCAAACAACATATATAGCGCATACGGACCACAATTCCAAGCCAGCTGCAACACATAGCCAAACACACCAGCACGCACAAAGTCATTTATCCAACTCTTGCGATACTCCGCCTTCGCATTCTTCGACGCCTTATCCGGGTCTATCCCGTCACGCTCCATCTGCTTAGCCATAAACGCCTCGCTAATGCCCTTAAACTTCGCACCACCCGCTATCCTGCGGCCAGTGTTGCGCAATGCAGCATACAACTGACGCGTATACGACATCGAAGAGTTCCTGAACACCGTAAACAGCACCGAATACCACGACCTGTCTACCTGCAAGGCCGACAAAAAAGCACCCTCGCTCGACTGCTGAGTCTGGTTATACAATATCGAAGCATCTTGTTTCGCACGTCGCTCAGCCTCCTCCAGGCCATAACCATAACGAATATACTTCCTGCGCCTCGTCTCATACATCGCCCTCGCGCCTATGCACACCGTCAACGCATCAACAAAACCATTCGGAGTCATACCCCACTTCGCAGCCATCTGCACCACATTGTCACGCCACAAGCCCCAGTCCATCTCATTCTTCAACAACCTCGGGTCACCAGCCATGCGGCTCTTCCATCGTTTCTCAAACAGGGGCAAATTCTCCATGCACCATTTCCACGAACCATACGGGTTAGCCACACCCTTCAGCAGATACACCGGATTACTGTCCGACAAGTACGCCGGGAACGATGTAAACTGCTTGAGCGCAGTAAACACACGCAAGCTAATCTTCGCAGCAGTAACACCCTTCGCTATATTTACAGCCAGCTTGTCAGCAAAAGCCTTGGGCGGAGTATAAGTGCCGGCAGCAATACGCGCCACCTTGTCAAAAGCCTCCCACAGCCGCTCACCGCTACCGTATGCACTACGCATATTCTTCACCTGGTTACGGAAGTGCTTGTACGACAACAGCGTGTTCAAGTCCCTGTTCCACTCCGCAAAGGCACTCCAATGCTCCATCTGCTGCAAGTGGTCAAGCACCACCGAAAAGGCATCAGAGTTCAGCAAGTCAAGTGCCAGCGCATTACGCGTACGCTTCACAACACTGCCCGTAATCGTAGATGCCATCTCCGACTCACGCTTCTCCACACCAACGTCCACATTCTCAGCACGTGCGTCCTTCAATATCTTCAGCGGGAAGTAATTGTCTATCGAAGCCATCGCAGCACCAAACATACGCTCATGCACCTCATTATACTTGCCTCGCTTCTCCACAAGATACACCTCCTGCAGCCAGTCACCAATCTCCTTCAGCCGCGGGTCCAGAAAATCCTCAATCGCAGCCACATCATCTTCCGTCACACCCATCTTGCGCAACTTCATGCGGCCGTCAGCCATCTTGTCCACCATGTAGATGTAAAGCAAGTTACCCTGAGGCAATTCAAGTTCCCTCATCTCGCCATTGTCCCACACACGCACCGTCGCCTTCGGCAACTTACGTTCAAGCGCAAACAAGTCTGCCCAAGTCTTGCCATTGCCAAGCACCTCAGCAGCCTTCGCGTCAAGCTCGGCAGTAGCATCGCGATAACCCGTATACTCATTCTCTGTCGCAGTCAGCCAACCACGCATGTACCGGTTCCACAAGTAGCCCTCACCCTTCACATTCTTGCTGCCAAACATACGCAACATCTGGTCAAACGTACCAAGCGGGGCAAACAACAACTGCACTGGCGAGCTGTTCAGCACCTTGTCCACAGCAGTGTCCTTTCTGTATGAGCGCGCCGGGCGGCCCTCCATGTCCGAGTTCGCATTATGCTGTATCTCCAGCACACGCGCCTTCTCGGCAGCCTTAAAGTCAGCCGCACGCTTAATGCTCTCCCCATAAGCACCACCAAGCTGCTCATACAACTCTTCATAAGCCTCAGCACGCTCAATGCGGTTCTCGCGTATCGCGTCATTCGTGCTCTCCCTGAACTCCATGTAAGCCTCACGCGTCATACGCCCGGCATCATAATCCTCCTTCGCACGCTTCAAGTCCTCGCGCAACCGCACCTCCTCACTCTTGCTGTCACGTATCGTCTCATTGTAACGCATCACAATCTGCCACCCGGCATAGTCCGTCGCAGCAGCAGCAGCCTCCGCACCATTCGCACTCATCATGCGGTCCTGGGCATCAGCACACATGTCCGCCACATCATCGTCCGACATGCCAATGCCCTTCCACACCACATCTGCCATGCGCTGGCCTGCCAAGTCAAGCTCACCTTGCACCTCCACGCCACGCGCATCAACCTTCTTGCCACGCATAGCAAGCAACTTGTCAAACGCCTTCGACACATTACGCAGCCGGTTGCCAACCATCATGTCCACAACCTTCTGCACATAAGGTCTGATGTCACCCTTGCCATGCACATTATTCACCACCGACAGCAAACGGCGCACATCATAGTCACTCATCTCACTCAGCAAGCCATTCTTGAGCATCATCTTCGCCAGCTCCGTCACACTCGCCACAGTGCTCATGTCATAAGCACGCTGCAGGCGCATCGCCTTGTTCAGTTCGCTCAGCCGCCCGCCAATAGCCCGCGCACCCGAGCGCAAATCATCAAGTTCACCCTCATGCAACCGCTCAACGTCAGCCTTCATTTTCTCCACAACGTCCTTCAGCTCATCACTCCCCTCACGGAACATGATACCATTCTCACCACTCGCCGAGCGAGCCTCGTCAGTCTGACCAAGCTCATGCTGCATCTTCACATCTTCAGCCTTCTCAAACACCGAACCGCCATCACGCTCAGCAAGCCCCTTCCAGCTACGCCACAATATATAGCGCAAATCATTGTCCGTCAACTTGAAGCCAAGCTTTATGCCAACCTTCCTCAGCAAGTCCGTCAAGAAATCCCTCACCTTCGCAAAGAAACCCTGGTTCTCCGGCTTCACATACTCACCGTCCTCGGCCAAGTGCGCCATATACTCCTCAGTAGCCTTGCGCTTGTCACCATCATACTTCTTCTCAGCCATCTCGTCAATGGTCTGCTTGATGCCCTCCTCAGCATTGTTGTACACGTTATCAAGGAATGTGTTAAAGTGCTCTTCACCCACAAGGTTACGTAGCCCCTTGTGCGCCACCACCTCGTGGAACACCGTCTCACGCACATCAGCCGCATTCTTGTTATTGGGCAGCACAATCGTCACACGTCCGGTCCTCACATCATACCAGCCCTTAGCCTTCGCCTGTCTGCCGGTCAAGCCATCAGTGCTTGTCACCACCTCTACTTCACCCTCCACGTGCATCTGCCGCGCAAGGTCATTGGCAGCCTGGTGCTTGGCCGTTGGCGAAGTTTCCCTTCCGTCAATCAACACATCAAACTTGCCTGAACGGTTCACTCTGTCTGGTGCTGGCAGTTGCATATAGTCGCCAGTCTGCAAGAATTTATTCAACCCTTCAACAATCTCACGCTGACGCTCGCCAGTCAACTTGTCTGGATAGTAAACGTATTCAAGGTAGTTGGCATCGCTTTTTGATTTGAAACGCTGAGGCGATAGCTTGACCACCAAACCATAAACTTCATCATTGCTATTCTTTTTCGTAATATTGTCTGCGTTTGCATAATGGTCAGAAATCCGAATACCGATAGAATTTCCCAAATCTTTATAGAAAGACTTGTTCAGATTATTCCCTTCAAGGCCAAAGGCTTTTGCCACATTAAACAAAAACTCATGCGCGCCCATCTCTCCTTTTTCCGAAATATCCTCTGAAAGTTTCTCTATATTGTTGGTCAATTCTTGAACCATGCTTAACTTTGCACCCGAATTGGGTACGGCCTGCGCACTCCTGCGTGGACGGCCAGCCTCGGAAGCGACACCGATAGTGCCGCTTTCGTTATTTTTAGTCACCACCACAGCAGTATCGTAGCTGCCGCCAGCGTTCTTGTCATTCGCTATTTCTACCGAATAACCCTTGCCCAATTCCTTTTCACACCATTCTTTCAGTTCTGCCTTTGTAAATCCTTTCTGATAAGCCTTGATGCTACCATTCGGGCGCAACACAAGTATCTCCGACGGGTCGTCAAGAGTTATACGCGTCTCACCCTCCTTACCTTGTTTGCGAATACTTTCAGCACTACGCACATTGATAACCAATTTGCCGCCAACTTTCAATTTTTCCGCCATATTGTGCAGCACATTGGCTCGCCAGTCATCGGGTATCACGTTCAAGACTGCATTGCTAATAATGTAGTCATACTTTTTCTTTACTTCGCCATAACTTATATAAGTAGGGGCTGTGCGGTTCTCTGACGGATAAGGCTCCACGTCTTCAACGTTAATACCATTCTCACGCAACCACTCTGTGCCAAGACCAAGGCCGCTGCTCGCATCAAGCACATCTACATTGCGTCCGCCTGAATCACGCTTCACCCAGTCACCAAACTTCTTGTAAGAGTTGAGTGTGTTCTTTACTTGTGTAGTGTGTCGGCCATCTTCATTTGTTTGTTCGTCAATCCAACGCGAGCCATATTCTTGACCAAGTTCTTCGCTTGTGCGGTACCTCACATCTTCCACATTCTCGTCAAAACGCTTCGAAGGAGCAATAATCTCGCCATTATCATCACGCGTCACAAGGTCATTCAACTTGCGGCTGTTCTCCACATTCTTATACTTGTAGCCCTTGCCATCGTCAAAGCCCCATTCGTTGACATCGTTGCCGTCCCACCAAAGCTCACCAGCTGGCACCTCATCTTCAATGATGCGGTACTTACCTTCCAAACGGTTGTTGCCATGCATCTCTGCATACTCCTTCGAGGGGGTCACCCAGTCACCATTGCGCAATTTGCTCTCCTTTACTGAGGTAGGCACAGCGCGATACACCTTTATTTTTACCTCCTTTTTACCGTTCCGTATGTCGTCAATGGCCGTCTGTATCGCCTTGCCGCTCTCCTTGCTTGTTGGCAAGCCTTGCGAGTATTTATCAGGATGCACAAAAATGTCTTCTGGTTGGTTGCTGTAGCCTGCCGCCATGTCCTCCACATTGAGGTCAGGCGAGTCTTCGCCAACGGCGTCACGTCTCGCTTCGTCCGTCTCATAATCAGGATTTGAAGGTGCCACCCATGCCCCTACACCCTGATAGTTGCTTTCAGTGTCATCATAACCCTTGCGGCGGGCAGCCTCGTCAAGCATCTCGCGGGCAGCAGCATCGTCACCACGCTCAACCGCCTCAAAATAACGCCTGTCAAGTTCCTCAGCCGGCAACAAACGCAACTCATCAGCACGAGCCTTACGCTTTGCCGCCTCCTCCTCTGCACGCTTTCGGGCAGCCTCCATAACGCCACGCTCACGCATCTCAGCATCAATATACTCCTGCCGCAACACCTCTATGTCACCATAACGTTCAGCAAGCTCCTTTTGCACAGGGCGGAACAACTTGCCAAACTCCGAAAGCTTCATGCCACGGTTTGCCACACGCATCGTACGGCGTATTTCAGCCAAGGCAAAATTAGCCTTTTGCAAGTTGCCAGTCTCCATGCCCAACGCATAATCCTTCACCATATCCGCGCTGACACCATACCGGCTGGCAAATGCCGTGTAGTCATCTGCAGCACCCTTCTCACCGATGAGTTGGAAGCGAATCACATCATCACCATTCACCTCCTGACGCTCCGCAAGCCCAGTCGTGTCGTTAAACTCGCCATTTTTCAATGCTTCGGAAACAGAAAGGATTATATCCGACAATGGTTTACTATCCGCACGTTCAAGAGATTGTTTAGAATAGAAAAACTCCGTAACATGAGCATCTCCATCATTATTCAAACCTTTGTTTTTGTGACTTGAAATAACAATGCTGATTCCATCATTCTCACCATTCCTGTCAAAGTTTGAAACACGTGCATTGTGATTGCTCACACGGATAGTAACACTCTTACCATTTTCCGTTACAAATGTTCCATACTGACTTGCCTCATGCTGTTCTAAGCCAAGACTTCTTGATAAATCGGTTATAAAACCTTTCGCCTTGTTGGGGCGTTTTTTGTAACTATCTGCAAGTATTCCAAGATTCTTTTGTACTTTTGCACCATCAGCACTTGAAACGACTGTGGCATTATTAGTGGATTCGTCTGCTATCGTCGCGGTTTCAAGTGCTCTTTTTTGTTTTGCACTGAATCTAATGTCTTTCTCGTTGTTACCCATCTTTCTTGGGTCCACGCCATCAAGCAAATCCTTCATCACTCTGTCAGCCACCTCCTCAGCACTCGTGTAGTGAATGTGAAGAAAGTCAGCCACAGCCTTCCAGAACTTGTCAATGGCACGCTTCACACGCTGCAGCGCACTCACCGCCTCAGCCTTGCCCATCACGCCATCACCCTCGGCAGCAGCCTTGCGCATCTCCTCACGAAGTCGCTCAGCACCCCTGCGGCCCGAATACGTGGCAAGCACCTCGTCGGCAATCTCATCGTCCGTCTCAAGTTCGGGATAGGTTTTCTTCACCTCCTCCCAAACATTGGTGCCCTTCATCAAGTCAACCACATTCTTCCATTCCTTCGCATTGTTCGCCTTCAGCGCATTCGCCCACAAGTGGGCATACTCATGCACAGGAGTCTCGGCATTCGCAATCCTCGGGTCATAGTAAATCTTGCCGCCAACAGTAAAGCCATAAGCCTCACCATTCTTGGTCTTGAAAAAGCGCACATGGTCAGTTATCTCCGCGTCATTCTCGTTGAAGATAACATAGTTCTTCGCATCGTCCTCACGGCCGCCACTGCGATAGTCTGCCGGATATTTAATGCCGGCATAGCCAAGAGAATAAAGAAACTTCGATACAGCCTTGGCACTGCCGAACCAGCCCTGCAACCTTCTGTAAACTCCGCCAAAATCATTTATTTCTCTACCACCATCATACATTGTAGACCTGCTTAGCACATTGCCCTTAGCCAAGACAGGAACATACTGCGCCTTATCATTAATTTTAATCAGGTCATACAAAATATGTTTGAACGTATAATCACGTTTAGCCATCTCCTCAATATCCGAAGGAGGCAAATCAAACAGGCCACTTATAATTCTACCTGAATCTTCCACACTTAATGGTTCATTCCATGCAAGATAGTTGCTTCCATTGTCATCGGGAATTTCTACCGTGTAGAGGTTATTAGGTCCATCATATTCCTTTAACTGTTTCTCCCATTCCGAGATTTGAGCTTCCATTTCTGCCTTATATTCCCCTTTAAGGAAAGGCAACTGCTCCTTGGCACGATAGATATTCGATTCAAGTTCACCACGTTTCAAATACCACTCCTCATTGATATTTGATATTCCATTCCTTGCACGTATCGCATACCCTTCAGCAATACCTTTCACCTCAGTCACATAAGTGCCCCAGCCATAAACCTGCGAACCTTCGCCCTCGCTCATGTGGCTATGGTCAAAGTGGTCAAACTCAGCACCACTGCCATGGTACACGCGGTGCTCCTTCGCACCGTCATCGTTCGCCATGTCAAGCACACGCTGCCCTTCTTCCGTGCCAATCACATCAAGGCCACTGCCCTTCATGTGCTCTATCACCACATCACGAAGTATCGTCTCCTCTCTTGACGGCTCATGCATCATCTCAACACCATGTTCACCTGCACCACCATTACCAAACACTTGTTTAACCATCTTAGCATAAGCCTTGCGCTCCTTCGCATCATATACGGCACGCAATGGCATACGGCCAAACTGCTCCGCGGTCAAGCCATCAAGGTCATTCTGCGTCCAACGACTGAAAGCAGACTTCACACCTTTCCACATCTCGCTCAACCACGACATAGCCTTCTGCAGCCAGTTCTTGTCTGTTATGCCAGTCACCTCACTGATAACCTTCTCATTCTCAGCACCCGTAAACTGGCTCATGCACTCACTGAATATCTGCTCATCTGTAGGTTCCTCACCCAACTCCTCAAGACCACGCTTAGCCTGCTTCCACAATGGCGTATCGCGCCAAAGCTCCATACCACGGTTATACAAACGGGGGTTCGTTGCCTTCAGCACCTTCATATACACATGCGTATGCTCGTGCATCGGCGTGTTGGCATTGAACAAATCTTCATTCAGCACAATCCTGTCACCAACCGCAAAACCATACACCGTGCCACCATTGTCACGCAACATTTGAGCATGCCCACGCTCAGTCACCTCATCAAGAGCCGCATCAAACTCACGCGTAGCCAGCACCTGCACATTGTCCTTGCCATAGATTGAAGTCAGCAACTTTGTCAATGTGTCACGCTCACCACTTTCTATCGAAGCAAACCGCGTTACAGCATTGATTTCTTTCATCAGCCCCTCATCAAGCCCAATGTGGCCAACCTTGCTTCCCAAAGCACTCTCCTGCTGCAAATACTTGTCAAGTATCACCTGCCAGTTCTCCGGCAAAAGGGCCTTTACCGCACGCTGACGAATGCTGTTGCCATCTTCATCATACACTCTGAAATCCGTCAGCAACTTGTAATACTCCGGGTGCGAAGTCGCACGCTCACCACTCATGTCCACCACACCATCGTAGCAGAACATCGGCGTCAGGCCATGTTCCTTGCAATAGTCAAGATACACCTGGGCAGCCTTCCGCGCATCATAACCATTACGGCGCAACAACACATTCCATTGCAAGTCACCATCATGAATTTCAAGCCCTATTTCCGGCACCGACAACTCATCTACCACCTTGCCATTCTCGTCATGCGTATGGTAACCATCGTCCATAGCCTCTGCACGGTCATAACCAGTGAGCGACTTCACCAGCGGGTTCGCACCATTGGCATGATAAGCCAGCACCATGTGAATGTCTGGGTTATCCAAGGCCCATAATATAAACTTGCGGTTGGGGGCCACCACCACATTGCCCACAGTGCCTTTATAATCCTTGTTATGCACATTCTTCATCGCAATGTCTACGGGGAAACTCTCAACACCCCAATTCGGCACAAGCTCCGTACTGCCAGCCTCATACAGAGTATGACCCTTGGGCAATGCACCTCTTGGCACAAATCCCGCATGCGCTGTCAACCACGCATCATACTCCTTGTCCGACAAGCCAAGGGCCTTCTTGTGCCATTCTTCGCCACGCCATATATCCACTATAAGGCTCTGGTTCATCATGGCACCAGTACGGCCAAACATCTCCGGCATAAACGGACGCTTCGTGTAAAGGTGCTCCGGAGCACGCGCACCCTGCATAACAAGGAACTGCGTGTAGTAGTCAAAGAACATGACCGCACGTGCGTCCTCATAGCTGAACTGACGCACACCACCCATATTCGCAAGAACCACAGGGTTATACATGCCCATCATGAGGTCTCTTGGAACAGACTTAAAACTAAACGGTGAGGTTTCAAGCAAAGCCTTGCCACGACTCTGACCCTGCGACATGAACTCCATCAATCCCGTATCACCAAACTTGTTGTACATTTCAGTGTACGAACTCGGCGACATCATCCATTCATAGTTCATGCGCCCTCTCAGCTTCGCACTGTCAAGCATGAGCTTCGCTATCTTCACAATAGTATCCTTCTTTATACCATATTTGCCATTTTCTGCAGAACCCTTCACCGAGCCAAGATTTTCACCATTGGCAAGTTGCGCCAGAGCATTCCTCTGCTCTGCGCCAAGCTTGCGTTCGGCACCCATCTCTTCGCCAGTCAAACCTGCAGCCTCGGCCACAGCATTCCACTTGGCAGCCATCTCCTTGCTCTGCTTGTACACCTTGCGCTTGGCCTCAACATAACACATCACACAAGGAGTCAAAAAACCATGCTTCTGAAGCACCTTCTTCAAAGCCTCAACCTGGGTCACGCCCAAATGGCCACCCTTGCCCTCAGCCACAAGTGCCTCCATCACAGCATTCAAGGCATCTTTCTTCACACAGTTGAACGAATAGTCAAAGCTCAAATAACCTCCCGCATTGTTTCTCAATATAGGGCGGTTAGTAGCTGCCACCTTTTGCCATGCACCAAACAGCGGGTATTTGTCAGCAAGTCCACTCATGCCACTGGCAATAGTTTCCGCCTGGGCCATCATCGCATCTACAGCCTCCGGCTCCAACCCGCCATCTAACAGCGCATCACGCACCTGCTGCTTCTCATCTTGCCAAGTACGTAGGTTCAACTCCACCTTGCCATCGTCTGCCTTCACCACTATAGGCTTGCCATCAACGTCAAGCAACGGGGTGTCACCCTCACCCGAAGGCACGACACCATTCTTCACCGACGAGTACTCACCAAAAGGCTTTGTCTTGCGCTTGCTTGATGCAATCCACTTCTCAAAGTCTTCGAGGTTCACAGCAGTCACGTCAATTCTACGACCATTCTCCCAACCATTCTCATAGTTAGCAAGATAGTCGCTCTTTGCTTCGTCAGCATCGTTGAAACCAAGCATCACCTTATGCTCGTCAAAACTGCCATCTGGGTTGTACTGGTCCACTACAAACACCTTGCGTCCGTTCCAACCATCAATGTCATTAGAGAGGAACACGTCTATATGGTCACCATCAACACCCACTGCACCACGAATATAACCGTAAGTGTTGTTCATCTTGCTTTCCCACTGCTTGCCGTCAGCGTCCGTACCCTTACGAACACTGCCCTGCGGCTGCTCAATGGTGATGTCGAACGTAGCAACTTGCACATGCCCCTTCTTATAGTTGCCGGCTTCTTTCTGCGCCTCTGTCGGTTCAGTGTTCACTTCGGCTGAGGCGGTGGCTATCTTCTCACTCAACGGGGTGTTTCCCTTACCCGAAGGCACAACATCTCCTGTGGCCGACGATTTCTCACCATCGGTCACACCAACTTTAGCTCCCTCCAACGAAGGAGCCGCTACTTCCTTGCCATCACTTACTGCTGAGAGTCCATTGCCCGACTGTTCTCCAGTCTCAGCTTCGCTTCGTGCAGAGCGTCCGTATCGTCCAAGTCCGGATTCTCCTTCTGCAACTGATTGGCCATTTCCGCTATTTGCTTCGGAACCCTCAATCGTCTTACTGCTCCGCTCGGAAGCCTCACGGGCCAAAATATTGTGTCGTCGTTCATTTTCTCTTACTTTATATGCACGTTTAATTATAAATTGAAGCGTAGGGTTATTCGTTATGCCGTCAAGCACTTGCTCGCCATCACGCACCATGCGTGCCACTGCATGAGCTATAACCTCATCGGCAAGCATCGGGTTGGCGTTCTTACCCTCCGACTCTAAGCGTTCAGCCTCATCTCCATAGTGAGACGAATTTGACAAAGTTTCAAGAATCCCAACCAACTCGTCACGCGTCACTTCATGCGTATCTTCCAACGCATACGTCAACGCATTCACATTCTCGGGAAACTCCGAATTATCAGCATGAGTATACTCATGGGCAAGCGTTTCAGCTACATCTTTGTCAAATTTATCACAACCCTCTACAAAATAATAGACCTTCCCTTTTTCGTAATAAGCAGGACAATGCCAACCATCATCAAGCCACTCCACATACTTCGCCCTGTCCTTCTCAGGCACAGCCGCCAAAAAGTCCTCACGCGTCAGCAAAAACTCCGGCACAGGGTAACCATTCTCCTCAGCAAAACGCGCAATGCCATCACGCATCTCACCAAGCACACGCTTACGTTCCTCACCCTCAGCAGTCTTCAGCTGCGCTGCAAGGCCGTCAAAAGCCTCACTTAATCCCCGCTCGCTGCCCGCGCCGCCTTGATGGCTCGGGCCAGCAACATCGCCTTGTTCGCCGCCTTCGCCTCCGACGCCTTGTCCGTCTGCAACGGACGGGGTTCTTCTATCGTATTCTTGTCCATTGTTTAATAACTCATTTACCTCGTTAATAATCTGTCCCTTACTCTTCACACCACCGGCAAACATGTCACCAATGCCCTGGGCAGAGTCTGCCGCCTGCGTGTTATAAAACGACAGCACCTTCTTCAGCTGCGTCACACGCCCATCGTTCATCACGTCTGCCAGCATCATCACAGCAGCATTGTTGTAGTCTGCCACCGTCGCACCATCGTCCAGCTGGAACAAGTTACCCTGGCGCGCATGCTGGCTCACATGCTGACCAAGCTTAAAACCAGCCTTGCGGGCCTTATACACCAAGTCTACAGCAGCAGCCAACTCCTTCGACAAGTCATAACCACCACCCAGGCGGTGACAAGCCACCACCTCAGGCAAAGCAGCCATCACAGCCTTGCGCATACTCTTCACCTCAGTAATCTGACGCACAGCATCAGGGCTGCCCTGGAACACCTTGCCCACAAGCACACCCTCAACCATAGCCTGCCCGCTCTCGCTCAAACGGCCGCCGTCAAACAACTGCGCCATCTCTGTCTGAGGTATCACGCCAGCATCAGCCAACTCCTTCACCACAGCAGCAGTAGCAGCATCATCAGCATAAAACTCAGCCAACGACTCATGACGCCCTATCACGTCCATCACACGGCCAAACAAAGCATCGTCCACCACCTTGCCAAGCTTCACAGCCATCTCAGTACGGCTCTGGCTCTTCTGCTCACGCTGGTTGAACTTCGCAAAGGTCTCCGACGTGTAAGGCATCTCACCATCAGGCACAAACACCACACGCGGGTGCTCAAACCCTTCCACCTGCTCCGTCGTAAAACCAAACTTGCCGGCATGCCCGCGAAGATACGCATTATATTTCGCATCACTACCATTCAAAGCCGCAATTTCACCAGCCATGGTACGGCCGTTACCCGACAGCACCACACCATCACCACTCACCACCACAGGGCTTTGCAGCGCACGGCTGTCATAATCTGCCGCCATGCCACGCGTCACCTGCTGGGCCTCAGCGTCACGCTTATAGTCACGGTCATTCACCGTTTCACCATTCACGTCCACAGGGTAACCCTCAGTCTCCGCAAACCCGTTCGTAGCCTGGTGCGAAGCACTCGCCGCACCACTCTCCGTCAGCACATAATGACCGGTCACCACCTCACCATTAGGCAAAGTAATCTCATCTGCACCACCATCTACCTTCGGAGCATTCTCCCACTTCTCCTTAATGGCAGGAGCCACAGCGTTACTGCCCAAAGCCTCCTGCTCGGCAGCCTTCTGCGCCATCTCAGCCTTGCGCTGCTCCTCCTGCGCCACGGCATCGTCATACAACGCCTTGTCCTTCTCCTTGCGCGCACGCCGTTCCTCAAGCAACACCTTGTCACGCTCAGCCTTCACCGCATGCCAGTAGTCCACAGCCTTCTGAGCCTCAGCCACACGAGCCTCATAGTCTGCCTTAGCCTCCTTGTAAGCCGCAATGTTAGTACCCATCTTAGGAGCCTTGCCCTTAACCTTTTCAAGATTCTTCTCAGCCTCAGCCACCTTGTTCTCCACAAAAGCATTCGCCTCCTCAGCATCAAGACCACTCTCCTTAAACACATAGTCATGACCACGCTTCGGAGTCGTCGCAAGCCAGTCCTCCTCCTGCACCGCATTCTTGCCCTTGCCAACAACACGCATCGGCATAGGAGCATTTTCCTGCACACCAACTTGTGGCACTTCAGCTTGCACATCCGAAGATTGCTCCGCACCTTTGCTCTCAGAAGACAAGTCGGATTGAGGAGTGGGGTTACCCTGATTGTCAGTCAGGTCCACTTTCGCTTCATTATCCTTATAATATTCGCCACCAGGTTGAGTTCTGGGGTCATTTAAGAGAGTTTCATACCATTCAAGATTATCCTTGAAAGTATTTCCATCACTACCTCTAACAGTTACAGACCCCTTTGGCCATTGTCCATCTCTCGTGTCATTCCTGTCTATCTCAACAATAGTATCTTCATTCCCGCTTTTATGTCTTATGACATCACCAACCTTAATCTCACGTAAAGACGGTTCTTCTGTTTTCTGCGCACGCTTCAGCACACCGCTTTCCACCATCTGCTCAAACATGCCATCTTCATACGTCTGCTCCTTCCCGTCTGCGCCAACAGCAACAACCTTGTCGCCATCAACGCGCTTAACGGTCAGCGCATTACCATCGCTGTCTTCAAACACGTCACCAGCCTTCAAACCCTCCGTTGCAACATCAGGAGCAGCCTCCGCCTTGGGTTCAAGCACCTCAGCATCACCACTCTCCAACTTCGCATCAAGCGCACTGCGGGTCCAAGCAAGCTCCTTACCGTGCTCGTCAACAAGCACCACAGTCTTCTCACCTGCCGACTTTACGTCATACTCATGCCCATTTATCTCAACACGGCTGCCATCTGTGTAGGCAGGTTCCACAACTTCCGCCTTGCCACCATCAGAAGACACATCGCCATTGGCAGCCGCATTACCCTCGGCAGTTTCCTCGCCATTGGCAGCAGCCTCTTTCGCACGCTCGTTCGCCATATACGCCTCCGACAGTGTGCTCGGGTCCGCTGGCTCACCAACATTCATTAGCTGGTCCGGACTCGTATACTCATACTTGCCCGTCTCAGCATCACACACAACAATACTCTTGTCCGACTTCGCCACATCTATGCCAGACTTGTCCGCATATTGCACCACATCGCCATCAATAACATACACCTTTCTGTCACCAGCCTTCATCGTGGCTGGCACCACCTGTCCGCGGCCCTTGTGCGTACGGTGCTTGGCATAGGCTTCAGCAAATTGCTCCGGACCCTGCAGTTGCGCATCGGGGGGTGTCGCCGCATCATCTGACGCCGCTTTGTCATAAAGTCTGTCAAGATAGGTTTGCACAGCCTGCTTCTCTACATCAGTGCGCTCGGCTTCTGGTTTGCCCAAAGCCTTGTCCACCTCCACACCAGTCTGTTCGGCAATATCCTTACGTATGTTTTCCGGCAACAACGTCTTGGCCCTCTCCACCGCTTCGGGGTTCGACGCAATAGCCTCGTCTATCGATTTCGCAAGGTCCTTATAACTGTCATAATCTTTGTTGCCCTTCTTCACCTCACCGTACACGCGCATGGCCTCATTCACATCGGCATTCGGAGCCACAGCCTTTATAGCAGTCTCTACCACAGCGGCATTGGCCTGCATCTCCTTATATTGCTCGCCCATGTCAACGCTGTTGAGCTCTGCCTGGCGTTTGATTTTGGCCTCCTCTCTCTTGGCCGATGCCTCATCTGTAAAGCGTCTGCTCGTCACTACCTCGCCTTCCGACGTCACCGACTTCACCCAGATGTTGCCCTTGTCGTCCTTACCCACGTTCCAACCGGTAATAGTACCCATCGGCAACTGACGGCCGGTCAGCATATAATAAGCCTTTGCTCTTGCCGCCTGGCTCACATTCGGGTCTTGCATGAGTTTCTCCATCGTGGCATAACCGTCAAACTCGGGGTGCTGCTGCAACCACTTCATTTTCGGGTCTGCCTCTGCCTCTTTCTTGCCACTCCCCACATCAAAGTATACCGTCAAGCCATCAGTGTTTTTGGGGCGTTTCGGCTGACTGGGCTTCTTCTTCGGCAGTACCTTCTCGGTGGGTGTAAGCAACGCTGCAAGGTTGCCATAACCCCTCTGCTTCAACTCGGCAAGTTCCTCCTTCGTGAATCTAACGTCTTGCTGATTGCCATTCCATTGCTTGTTCGCACCCGCGTCCATGGTCCTTTTCAAGTTCTCCGCAAAACCTCTGCGGTTCTTGTTGCGCTCCTCCATGGTCCGCGGATTTGCCACAGGGCGCATTCCGGCTATAACCTGGCCAGCTGACTTAACCATGTGCTGACCCTTGAAGCCTACAATCATTGCCATGCTTTCGGTCCACGCGTCAACGAAACTCTCTTGTCCAGAAATAACTGCCGGCATGGCAAATATCGTACCTTCGGCCACGGCTGATGTCGCTACCTCGCCAAGTCTTGTCGCCACCTTGCCAGTCGCGCTGGTCGTGGTTTGCACCACTTTGTCTGCCACATTGCCCACCAACGGCGACACCATACCGGTCATCGCGCCAAGTCCGGCACCTTTCAGGGCCGACAAAGCCACAGCACCTGCCGAATAGCCCTCATTCTCGCGAGTCTCGGGGTTCACGTGTCCGCCATACACCCACTGTCTTTCGGCCTCTTTCACGCCTTCGTAGGTGCCCATCATGCCCATGCCGCTTGCCGCACCAGTCGCTAACCTGCCTGCCATCGTGCTGCCAAACAAACGGGCACCCACACCAGGAGCACTCCCCAGCACAAAGCGGCCGCCTATGTTCAGTGCAGCCCTACCGCCAAGCGAACCTACATATACACCAACCCAGTTCGTCGGGTCAAACGCCATGCCCGTAGCCGTACCGAACACACCAGTCCAACGGTGGCTCTTGCCATATTCCTCATTGGCTGCTTCGTAGGCCGCCATGTCGCCTGTCGTGCCAGCCCCGTAGCGCGCCAGACCTCTGAACACACTTGTCAACAGGTTCGCATCAACGGCTTTCCTAAGAAAGAAATCCAACTGGCTTTTGGGCGCATTCATCTTAACCGCATACTTGTACACAGCATTCTGCACAAGTGCACGTGCTTCTTTCTCCGCCGACGCCTGCACCTGTCTCTCCAACGCATTCGGGTACATCTTTCTAAGGCGCGCATAGCACGATGCCGTCATCTGCTTGCCCACACGCGCCCAGGCGTTGTCACTCATCTTCTGCAAGTCAAAGTGCTTAAGTCGCGACTCTTCATTCTTGCCTGAGTTTGTGGCCCCATCTACAACGTGCATTTCACGACCTCCACGAAGCCATGGATTACCTCCATACACTTCTTTCGCATTCGCATTTCTTTCAGCATCGTACGCCTTCTGGGCTTCCTTCCATAATTGGGCCGCAACAGCAGTAGCAGGTGCTTGCGCAGCCACCGCTTGCTTGTCGTTATAGTCATTATAGCCAGGATAAAGTTGCTGCTGTACCGACTGGTCTATTTCATTCTGCTCCAAGTCAGCCAAAGCACGGCTCGTATACTCATTACCCGACTCTGTCAGGTAAACCGGCTCCATCTTACCATTCTTAGGGTTAAACCTCGGTTCCAATTCCACCACACGGCTGTTCCTGTTCATGCCAAGTTGATACCCACCACCCTTGACACCCAAACCCATGGCACCACCAGGGGAATGAAACAATTTTATCGGTCTACTAAGTACTTTCTTCCCGCGCTGCACCGATGCGCCAACCTGTTGCGACATCTGTTGCGCCCTCGCTATATATGCCTGTCGCTGTGCCGCCGTCAACCGCCCGTTACGCGGTTTCGGCTTCGCGGCTGGCGCACGCTGTACCGGTGCTGCGGCCTGTGCTGTCTGTTGAGGGTGGGCAGTCTGCACCGCTGCTGGCTTCTGTGCCGCGGCAACGGGGGCTGAAGGCTTAATAGGGTGTACACCAAGCCACTGGGCAAATTGTTCATAAGTGCCAGGGTCGCCACCACTTTTCTTGAGGTCTTCATACACCATTCTACGGTTCTTATATCCTTGCTCTCTTGGCGCATTCAGAAAGTCATAAAATTGTTCTTCCGTGCCACAATCACCTCCGGCTTCTTGCAGGTCATGGTATACTCGTTTGCCGTTAGCAGATAGTTTTTTCTTCTTTGGTCCTGTCTCCATATTTCGTTCGGTATGTTCGGTCGTTCGGTTTATTAGTAATATCTCCTCCCCTTCAAAGGCTTGTCTTTTTTATACGTCCTCGTCTTCGTCGTTGTTGTATGCCTTGGGTTGCCATACGTGTCCGTATAATCTTTTGTCGTTGTCTCTGTATAGTCCTTACCGGCAGAGCTCTTCGAGCCTCCGCCCTTCTTGCCAGACGTGCCATTGCCGCTTCTATTTGCCTTCTCGGCTAATGCCTTATTCTTAGCCACCCTCGCTGCACTCTCCGCCTTGTCAAGTTCATACCCAAGACTTATATATTCTTCTTTTGTCTTATAATATGCAGTCATCACCTCGTCCTTCGCATTCTGGGCGGCAATTCTGCCAGCTTGGGCAGCAGCAAGTGCCTGCTTGCGTGCCAATTCAGCATCAAGTCGGTCCTGGTTCGCCTCGTCTATCGCAATCTTGCGCTTCCATTCCGAGTTTTGGTTAGCAAGTTCCTGCATCTTCGCAGTATAGTTAAGGTAATTGTCCTCGCGCTCCTTACGTGCAGCCTTGGCCTTGTCATAACGCTCACGCCACTTCGGCAACATACCATTCTGAGCCTCATACATGCTCGGCGCACCCTTGCTCGACGTTACCATATTACTGATAGCTGATATGCCATCACCCAATGCCGCAATTATAGCATTCGCACGCTCGCGTTTCACACGTTTTTTGCGCTCATCTTCTGTCTCCGGAGCATATGGCACGGCCCTTCTTAAGCAACTCCAGCATCTCTGCCATACCACGCTCACGCATCTCCTCCGACTTATCATCAGTCAGAGGCTTGTGCGTATATCTATACGTCTGTGCAGGGGGCAAATCATCATTGCCGCCCGCATTCTGTGCTGAGGCATCTGCCACTCCACCAGCAGTCTGCTGTCCAGCCTCCGTTGTCGTACCGCTTGCAGGCTGCCCGGTCTGTTTCGTCTGTCCAGTCGGCTTCGTCTGAGTTGTTGCAGGCTGCCCAGTCTGTTTCGTCTGAGTTGCTGCCGGAACAGTGCCAGCCTTTTTCTTGTCATCGTCTGTATCTGTCATCATAAATGATATGTCATTTTAGAATAATCAGGGCGTTCCGCATTTTTCTGTGCTTGTGCTCTTGCCTTTTCAATAGATTTCATGGCACCATACTCCGGCGTTCCAGCTTCATATTCCGGTGTTACGTTCTCCGGTGTTACGGAAGTTCCACTCGAATTTTTTGCCGAACTCTTCCCCACCGAATCACCACTATCTATTGCCGATGCCAAATTTCCCGCCGTCGCGCCAACCTGTCTCACAGCCTCGGCAGTGTTCTGAGCCTTCTGAGCATCAAGTCCAATCTCCTCGCGCGCAATATTATGCTGCTGGTTGCGGTAGCTATCCTCTATCGAGTCCTTGCGAGCCTCACCGGCAGCAGCTATCTGGCTCGTCGCGTCAGCAAGGGCCTTCGCGTTAGCCTCCTTTGTAGCCGCCACACTCTCCTCAGTGCCACCAACTACCGCCTGGGTCGCTGCAGCCTCCTTGTTGCGCCGACGTATCGACTCCTCCGCCAGTCGCAACACACGCTGGGCATCAGCGCGCTGTGTCACATCTTCATTCATGCGTCTGTTATACCAAGCAGTGTTCTCCGCCTTCTCGCTTGCAAGGGCATCTGCCTGCTTCTGTGCTGCCTTACGTGCCTTTATGCCGCCATATATCTGGCTGCCTATCGACACCGCCGCACCTATCAAAGCTCCAATCATAGTTTTTCTCTCTTAATTGATTATATATAGCACGAAATTAGTGCAACAACCATTCACACACACTTTATTTCCACCTTACAAAACTATTGCCGTCCGGCAAAACCGCTACTTTTAAGTTGAGTAGTTGATGAGTTGAGGAGTTGGAGTTTCAAGTTGATTAGTTGAAAAGCTTATGAAGTAACCTCTGCAAGTTCAGCCACTCAAACCGACCTCTTAACTCCTGAACTTTTCAACTTCCCCCTCAACTCTTCACCCCCGTGCTACCTATCCCATTAGCACCTCTCTCGCTGTCAGATAGCTCCTCTGCTTCCACATACTCAACCGATGGTATAGGCATAATCACAGCCTGCGCTATGCGGTCACCTACCTTGTAGTCACAATCAAGCCCACGAAACATAGCGTGCACCTCACCACGGTAGCCACTATCCACCACGCCCACACAATTTGCCATGAGCGCATGATGCTTGTAGCTGCTGCTACGCGGATATACGAACATCGCATAACCCTCAGGCAACTCAAACGCAAGACCAGTGCCGAACACGACTACACCATGTTCGTAGTCTTTCCGCATCGATGTCGCCACAAGGTCAAAACCAGCATCACCAAAATTCATTCGCTGCGGCATCACCGCATTCTTACATAATTTCTTTGTCTTAATTATAAGCATCTTTCAAAATGTGTATTTTTAGTTTTCGTATTGCTCTGTGTGAAACCATTGCACGCGGTGCGCACAGAATTAGAAAAGAATTTCGGGCATCGTCCTTTGGCGAACCTCATGCAATCACCGCATTGCCCCGTTTTCTTGCTGTTTGTCATATTGCCGTAATAGTCTTATAGCCTCGTCCAAGGCTTGTCCATATTCCTTTGCCGTTAATGGCATCTCGCTTATTGCCCCTCTGCGCCATTTCTGGTGCAGATGCAGGGCGTGAATAACTTGTTTTGTAGTCATATTATCTCTAATTAAAATTGCGCCCTCCGTGGCCACGAACCACGTGCTGCCGACAACACTGCACCATTAAAAATCAATCATTTAGTATTAAGTTATTAAATTGTAGCGTTGCAGAGAGGGCTTATAAGTACCCCACCTCGGACACGGACCGAGTGTTACCCGACCTCGGGCAATTAAAACAAATCCAACAAAACAAAACCATTTATATTTATGAAGTAAAAAAATATGAGGTTGGTAAGTGGGGTATGTCTGTTGCTAATTAACTGCTCGCAATCGGTGGCCCGTCATGACGGTTGATGTCCTTCCAGAGCCAGTAAACGAACAACATTAGTGCTATTACTATCAGTAGTTTCATTCTTCATCGAATATTTTTTTAATCACGCGATAGGTCATGTAGATAAAGGCTATTACAAGCGCAATACTCATGCCGTAATCTAATATCATCTCAGAATTTATCATGTCTTTTACTTTTTTGTGTTTGCGGCCACATAACCGCGAATAAAACCTTTAAGACAGGCTTTAGCCATAAGTGGCGTACAAGTGCTTTGCTCGCCACACTCGTCACAGCGAATGCGGTCGGCAGCCTCACGCGCCCTCTGTTGGAGTGTCCTTTGCATAAGCCATTTTTTTGTAGTGTTCAACAATGTGTTCAAGGTTTCTGCGAGCCTCGCTGCGGCCCTCATAATATCCGTTCTCTCTGCCAATATCCTTGCCTGCAAGGTAAGCCCCGTAAACGCAAAGAACAAAAGTCACAGCATAAAAAATCGCTTCTATCATACCTTGTCCTCCTCTTTACCATTTAGGCGTTCCCACTCATCATCAAGGTAAGCTTTCTCCTCCTCCTTGCTCATGAGTCCCTGCACATAAATCATGTCTATTTTGAGCATCTCTATTCGGTCAGGCACAGAGGCCACTCCCTTGTATCTATCTGAGCCGCACAGAGCATACTCGCACAATTCACCAAGTGCCAAATAGCACTGTTCAAAGTCCGTATGGTCAGAGTTCTGTATGGCATTGTCAAGCACTGCATACATCTCCTTCAATCCTTCTACAAAAAGTTTCATCATGTTTTTAATCGTTTGTTTTGTTATTTGCTGTTTTCTTGTTCTTTTTCAATTCTGTTTCGCATTGTTTCAAACCACATATCAAGCACCTTCCGCCTGTCTGCAAGTTCCTGGTTTCTGCGCTCCTCTTCCAAACTGGCATATAAGAGTTGCCCAAACATCTCATGTCTAAGTTTCTCTATCTCGTTTTGCAGCTCGGTGAGTTGTGCCTCCTTGTCGGCAATCAGCGAGTCGTAGCGGCTCTTGACCACCTCGTCATCGTCACGTTTCCTATCACGCGACTTCATGCGGTCTGTTTCAATTTTATTCGACTCGGTCAGATAGATGTCGGCAAGCTCCGCCTTGGTGCGCGGCACGCGCTCTGGTATGTGTCTTAGCACAAGTGCTGTCATGTCCTCTTTCATATTGTTCTCTGTTTAATCATTATTGGGCAGTCGCGCCCGTTCTGGCTTGTGTAATAGCAAGCCTTGTGAATGTTGTGTCTGTCACTCTCTGTATGCGACAGAGCATAGCGCAAACAAGCCTTGCGCTCCTTGCAGCCTTGCCCGTCACATGATTTAATCTTTGCCATTTCCGTCAAGTTCTTTTATCAACTCTTCGTAGCTCTTTTTTGTGTTCACCAAGCGTTCTGTAACCTTTGAGATGGGGAGAAAATGTACCCAATGACAGCTACCATCACTATAATTTTCTGAATAAAAAATTGGAATGCCATAAGCGTCTTTTCCACGGCACACTGCCATTCTCCATGTATCAGAATAAGTATCTCTTACCAAGCAAGGCTGCCACTTCATAGGCACAAAGTTTGAGTAGTCGCGGTAGTAGGTGGGGACTTCGATGTGGAGATTGAATTTATCTTCTTTTCTGTCATCACGGCAAGTACCATCTAAGTTACACCTTACCCCTATTTCATATTCGCCACCACAATCAACAAGGACTGCGAGAATTTTATCTACTCCAAACTTCATATCAAAGCAAACTATCCTTGCAGTAAGATTGTCCTCTGTCACTATCCTTCCTTTAACTTCCTTGTTGGCAATCTTCTTTGCCAACTCAAGGTCAAACGGAATTTTCTTGAATGTTGTTCGTGTCATGTTATTTATCTTTAAGTTCTACGGGCTTATCGTTCCAAGTTAATTTTCTTCCAATAAGCTTTTCAATAGAACCTTTTGGTAGTCTTATAGCACAGGAGTTGAAAATATTTTCAATACACCACATAAAATCCACCCAATCCCGATAAGGCTTGGTGCTACATATACATTCTGTACCATTTTTATCTACTGCCAGCCATGCCATAATTACCATTCATCTATCTCGTCCACTACATAAGCCTGCGGTAGCATACGAATAGTTTCTGACCCATAATTATCCTTTGTTAAAGATACGAACTCGCGGACTGTGGTGCTGCCATCAAGGTTTATGCCCTTATCCTTGCAAAAGCTCTCTCTCCCCATGTGGCATGAGCCAGTGAGGACGTAGTGATAAGCGAAAAGGTCGCGATTGGGATAGGGCGTGTCGTAGTTGGGGAATTTCTTAACAAACGCCTCTATTCGCTCCTCCTCGGTGCTCTCGTCATAGAGTCTCTCGAGTTTCTCTTGCATAGATGTGAAAGCATCGTGCAAGGTGTCGCCATGAGCGAATTTATTTTGTTCTTTGACAATGTAGCAAGGCTGCAAAGTAAGGTCGCTGTTTAGGATAAAACCTTGCGCAATATTGCCGTGAACTGATTTTATAATGGTTTGAATACCATCTACGAGATGGACATTTTCTCCATTCAGTTCATTTACGCCTTTGCCAGAGTAAGAGCCGCCACCACCGCCAACACCACAACCATAGCCGTCTCCATAGCAACCGCCATCACCACAGCCATTGCCATTGCCAAAGCCATTGCCAGAGCCATTGCTGTAGCCATCTCCACCGCCAGAGCCATAGCCAGCTCCAGAGCCACCGCCAAAGCCATAACCTCTGCCATCGACAAAAACAGAGGTTGTACTCAAAAATGTTTTAATGCGCGTTTCTAAAGTTTCCATGCTGGTACTCCTTCTATTGATTCTATCGCTTTGTCAGTGCAAGGAATTATCTCTATTGCGTCAAGTATGGTAATACTCTCTACCGCGACAGTGAATTTGCATACACTCGGGTTAGACGTTCCATCTGCGGCAAGCTGAGAGAGAGAAGCCGCTCCGTCCCAATACCAGATGCGACGAGCATTGTGCAGCGTAACCTCTTGGCCGTTGTATGCTACAAGTGTTCCAAACTCTACTCCGCTGCGGTCGCCGCGGATAATGACTTTCTTTCCAATGTTTGTTTCCATTTCTTTATTTGTTTTTGTTGTTGTTACCACTTATTATTTTGTCGTTGTGTTCGCAATCATCAATGCAGTTGCCCCACTTGTGAGCATAAGGCTTGAAGGCATACTTGCAATAATATCCGTCTGGCAGATAGAGCAAGTTCGTCTTCCACACATAGTTTTTGCAGTTCTTGCACACTGGCCTATTCATCGCATAATACCTCTCTTAATGTTATTCAATTCTGTTGCACTCAACGCCCAAGGCGCATAGAGCATTATCTCGTCAATGTGCGCTCTCACGCAATGAGGAAATATCAATCTCCCGTAGGAATTCCTTTGTGTGTAGTGTAGTACTCTTTCTTCTATCGTCATATTGTTTGTCAATTTATTTCGCACTATCGCGAGATTCAAAGTAATCTTGTAGCCAGCCCTTCATTTGCTCCGTGTTGCTCAATGCGTTAAGCAGATTGACGCCAGCTGTGTTGACGTTGTTGTCGGCATTAAGGTCAATCTCCTCGTCCTTGCCAGTCACAATGCCAGCCAGTCTTGTGCGTAGTCTGTCGGCCATGCGGTAAATATCCTCCTCCACCATCACGCCAAGCAGCTTTGTGGCAGGGCAGTCCATTGCTGTCTGTGCAATGTCCATCAGCAATCGGCCGTTGGCATACTCATACAAAGGCAGCGCACATTCAAGAGCCGCCATCACGGGAGCGTCCTTAACGCCATTCCGAGTAAGCACCTGCATCACCGAGTAATAGAACGGTTGCCACAGATGTTCAAAGTGTTCGCTCGTATATTCTGCAAGTCCGTCATACATGTCAATCAAGCTGTCGGTAGCTATACAGCGAGCTATATCACTGTCCCAGCGTGCAATCTTAATCTGAAGTTCCTTCACGCACTTCTTAATGTCGTGTCGGTAGTACTTGCTCTGGCTGATAGTACACAGCGCACTGCGCAGCTTCTCGTTAGCAAGTTCTTTGCGCATCATGTTCAAGTAGAACACATCACCAAATATGCGGCTCTCCTTGCTCGTCGGTTCTTCTCTGCATCGTCTGTCGCGCTCCTCCAGCTCGTTAATGCCATTCTTGTAGGTTGTGTAGAGAGGTGAGCCAATGCGTCTTTTCAGGCTCTTGCCATAAAAAGGGTTACCTTGTGTTGTTGTCGTTAGATTGTTCATTGCTGTTGTTATATTATCGTTGATGGTTTATT